GTATCTAAAATTCCATCTTCTGAAAATTCAAAAGAATCAGAAATTAAAATCCCCGAAATCTTAGATAATTCAATCATTACATCTGAAGTGTTGAAAGCTAGACATGCTGGTCGTAATAATGGTGATGTAAATGTTCCAGAATCATTACGTAAATTAATTGGCGAGGCCGCATCCATTGATGGTCGTAAGGCTGGCAATATTCTAGCAGCACAGTTTGGAATTTCCGAAAGTCAAGTAAGTAATTATAAAAATGGTGAGACATCACCTGATGGAAAATATCCTCATGAAGAAATATTAACTTATATCAATAATAGAAAATTAAAACTAAATAAAAAAGCATTAAATAAACTCTCGCTTGCAATGTCATTAATTGACGAGCAAAAGTTATTAGGCGTTGACGCTAAAGACTTATCATCAATAGCAAAAGATATGGCTCATGTTGCAAAACAAATGGAGCCAACTGTTAAGGAAGAGAAAGATAAAGAGCCTGTTCAGTTTCATTTCTATGCACCACAAATTAGAAATGAAACACATTATGAAACAGTAGTAGCTAAGGATAACTACTAATGGATTTAATGACAATGCTCATTGTGTTAGTAATTCTAGTTATAGTAGCACTAGTAGCATTTAGGATTACTGCATTAATTCCTGACCCTACATTAAAATCTGTAGTTCAGTTATTAGTAGTTCTAATTCTAATTTTATTTGCTGTTTCTAGATTATTTCCTCAAGTTTTAAAATTTTAATTTTTTCAAATACACAAATGATAACACCATTATCAAATCCAACAGTTCCATTAAAAGGCGTTGAAATTCTTATAATGGATGCACAAACTGTAGATGAAACTAAATCTACAGTTATTTGCCCATCTCCTGGAATTAAAAATCATACAATCACTCTTAAGTCCTCAGCTGCATTGACTGGTAATATTATCATTGAATCAGCTAATGACCCATTGTATGCAGGAGTTTGGAATCCCCTAGTAGCAGTCAATGCAGCAGATATTCCAAATGTAGGTGCAGGCGCGGCTGGTGAATGGATGTGGACTGTTAGTAATATTGCATTTACTGCATTACGAGTTAGGATTGAAACTGTTATTGCTAATGGAACTCTTAGTGCATCATACTTAGGAACTTAATTATGTCAGATGCTCAGCAAAGAATGCGTAGTGAATATCAGGAAATGCGAGTTCCTATATTTATTCCTACATTCAAATCAAAAGCTAAGATTGCCGCTGAGGCTGGTTTATTATTATTTATTAAGTATGCTCTAGTTCTATTACTTACATACATTGCATTTACATTTGGAACTCAGATTGTAAATGGTAGTATTAATGGAACTCAGTCAGCATTGTACTTAAATGAATTGCAGAACAAAGGCTATCTGCCTAAAGTAGTTAATGGTTCTATTCCTTCTAAAGAGGAAGTTAGAAATGAAACGCTTAATTCTAAGTAGTCTCTTTATAATTCTATTCGCTGGAATTTTATACAGCGCAAATGGAACTCCCTCTACATTAATCGTCCGAACGGATGCTAACAATGCTTTAATTGCTACTGCTGTAACACAAACTAATCCAATTACTCAAGGTGTCTTTAGTAGTCGAACTCTAAGAACTGATGCAAATAATGCACTACAAGTAATTCTAACTGGAACAGTTACTCCTACTTATCCACAAGCTATTCCTGCATCTACTTGTGCTTCTCCATCCCTAGGATTATCTGGTAGTCCTACTACAGGTATTGCATTTACTGCTACTCCAAGTATTTTAGAATGTATTAGTGGAACGGCCGTTGAAACTTTAACTGCTACTACTAATACAATGATAGTTAGTGAATTAATTAACAGAGGAACTATCACTACTGATTTAAAAGTCAGAGATGATACTGTTACCTGGAATAATGCAGGCGTTACATTTACTGGATGGAAACTTAACGTAACTAATACTAATTCTAATTCTGCTAGTTTATTACTTGATTTACAGGTTGGGGGAACTACACAGTTTAATGTTACTCGTACTGGTGTTTTAACTGTAGCTACACAGCTTACTACAGCAGCTAATGGTGTAGTAAGCGTTGGTAGTAATGGTGGTTTTGCTTTAGCAACTAATTTTGCTTTAAATGCTAATCCTTCAATTGGTTCAGGATTTGGAACTTCTCCTTCAGTTGCAGCTAGCAATAGAACCGCAGCATTCACCATTAATGTTGGAACTGGCGGAACTGCTACTGGTGGTGTTGTTACAATGCCTGCTGCAACTACAGGATGGAATTGTCAGGTTGTTAATAGGACTGCATTAGCAGCGGCAAGAGCTAATCAATCTACTACTGCTGGAACTACTTGGCAAACTGCAACTACAACTACATCTGTTACAGTTACTAATATTAATTTAGCTACAGGTGGAGCAGTTGCTTGGACTGCATCTGATATTTTAGCGTTTCATTGTCTTGGTTATTAATTTATTATTAATCATGTCAATCTTCAGTAATTTAGAAAAATATACTAAAGATATTCCTCCTGAATCTAAAGTTAGTACTAAATCAAAGACTGATGATAAGAAATTAAGTATCTTTAGTAGAATGTTATTACATGGAGGCAACGCCTCAGATGCAGGTTCTACTATTTATGGTTTAAAACAAGGAGCAGTTGAAGCTAATCCTGTATGGGGTAGTGCTCCAAGTCCTTATTTAGTTGGTGGGATTAAAGCAGGAACTTCATTAGCTGAAGATGTTGGATTATCTAAACTTGCAAAATCAAGACCTAAATTAGCAAATGGATTAGCTAAAGGTATTGGAATTGGAATGTTAGCAGTTGCAGCTAGTAATATGCATCAGGCTAAAAAATGATTAAGAAAAATCCACAAGATACTACATTAAGAAATACAAGAGCAGTTGATAGGAAAATTCAAAAAGCTATTGCTCCATTATTAAAGCGTATTTCTAAATTAGAAAAAATTCTCTTGAAGTAAAATGATTCAAGAAGCAAATAAAGATTTCGAAAAATTTAAAAACAAGTGGCATCCTAATCCGCCACAAGCGGAATTTCTAGCTATTCCTCATACTATTAAGGAAGCTGGATATCTTGGTGGTGCTGGGTCTGGTAAGTCTGATTTATTGTTAGTATTTGGTATATTGAATAGATGGCATGAAAATCCAATGTGGAAGCAAGTTTTCATGCGTCGTACTTATCCTGAATTAAAGAATGAGATTTTAGGTCGTAGTAGAGAAATATACAGTAAGTTTGGAGCCACATTTAATAAGACAGATATGATTTGGACATTTCCACGTCCAGACCAATATGGCTCCGGCGGAATAATGGGTAATGGTGGAGCACAAATATTCTTGGGGCATTGTGAACATGAAGATGATGTTCATAAATATGACTCAATGCAAATTCCACTCTTCACCCCTGATGAAATAACTTCTTATACTGAATTCATTTATCTCTACATTGCTTTTGAAAGAAACAGAAGTCCACAAGGTAGTAATTTACCCAGCATAACTAGATGCGCAGGAATGCCTGGTGGCGTTGGACATACTTGGGTTAAAAAGAGGTTTATTGACCCTTATAAACCCGGTGGTAAGATTATTCTAGGTAAGGGTGGTAATAAGCGTATCTTCATCCATGCAACATATGCAGATAATCCTCACATTGACCCAACTTATGGTCAATCATTAGACGGTAGACCTGAGGCTGAAAGAAAGGCTAAGAAGTTTGGAGATTTTGATGCTTATTTAGGTCAAGTCTTTGATGAATTTAGAGATAAGCATTATCCTGATGAACCTGAACATGCTCTCCACGTTATCGAACCTTTCGAGATACCTGATTGGTGGCCTAAGTTTGTAATCATCGATTGGGGATTCAGGGCGATGTGCTGGGTTGGTTACTTCGCAGTATCTCCTAACAAGAGGCTCTACCTGTATAAAGAATTAACTTGGACTAAAACTAAGATTGCAGAGTGGGGGCCATTAGTTAAATCATTCATGGATGATAATCAGCATAGATTTATTAAAGTTTGTAAATCTGCTGGTCAAGATAGAGGCCAAGACCATACTATTCAAACTGAAATTGAACGTGAATTAGGTAGACCTGTAGAATTAACTATAAACTCTCCTGGTAGTCGCATCGCGGGTAAGATGTTATTTCATGAATATCTTAGATGGACAAAGAGACCCCAAGTTCCAGAGGCTGAAAAGCCTATATATAGTGAAGAAACTGCATTAAAAATTTATAGATTACAAGGTCAGCATGCTTACGAGAATTATTTAAATTTATTCAATCCTCCAGTTGAGGAAGATAATTTACCTAAGTATCAAATATTCTGTTGTGATAAACAAGACCATGAAGGTCATCCATTTTGTTGTCCTGAAGCAATTAATGCTATTAAAGCATGTAACTATGCTGAAAATAAGGGTGATAAACCAGCTGAAGATGTTGCAGAATTTAATGGCGATGACCCATATGATGGTCAGCGTTATGGTGTAGATGCTGCTGAACAATTATTTGAAGAATCTGCTGAAGAATTTAAAAAATTTGAAAAGCAGATAAGAATGGAACAACAGTTAGCTAATACTGGTAACTGGACTGCATTTTATAGGCAAGCTGAATTTGTTGAACAAGTGCAGCCATTGAAGATTGCTAATGTATTTCATCGGGGTTCTAGGCGATAATTTATATGTGCAGGGATAGCTCAGTAGAGAGCACCGTCTAGATAGATATATGACTCACAGCATACTATCTATGTTAACTCGGAGGTCGATAGTTGAAATACTATCTCCCTGCTCCAATATTGGATTGATACAATGAATGCAATAACAAAATTCTTCCATGAATTAATCAATCCACATTGCAGCCATTGTCTTGAATTGCAAGAAATTGAACGCGAAGAAAAGAATCATTGTAATACATGTGAAGTATTATCAATGCAATTGGCTGTAGCTAATAAGCGTATTGATGATTTAATTTCCAAAATTTCACAAAGTGAATCAAATGAAGTTAAAACAGTAGAAGATAAACCAAGACAAGTAATTCAAACTCAAAGATTACCTTGGTCAGTTATTAAGAATAGTTTAGAAACTAAATCCAAAATTAAGGCTGCTGAGATTAAAGCTGAACAAGCGGCTAGTACTAAGGCAGCAACACCAGATGTTACAGAAAAATTGGAACAAGATTTAGGAATTACAAATGCCGGAAGTTCCAACTAATAAACAAATTAGTAAACTTAGCTTATTACGTAGATTATTAGGCGACCCTATATCTGAATCTACAGATAAAGCATGGCCTGAATTACGTGCAGCTTGGTCAGGTAGACAAATTGAAGCTCCTGATAAAGAAGGTTCTGTAACATCTGTTAAGCCGATGAATATGTTTAACAGGTGGCGATTTCCAGATGCATATGGTGTTACTAGTCCATTAGGACAAATTCAATTGAATAAAGATTTAATTGAACGTGATAAGCAAGATTTAAATGATGTGCTAATCCATGAAATGACTCATGCTAAGCGTGGATTTGGTGGATTTTTTAAAAATCTTTATTCTAATGAACCTGAAAATCAGGCAATTAATGCTGAAGGTTTACGTCCTGTAAGAAAAGGTGATATTTACCTTCGTGGAAAATAAATAAGTGAAAACTAACAAAAAGAAAGAATTAAATCTCTCAGATGAGGAAATTGCTGACCTCATCGTAATGCGTGACCATTTTTGGCAAGAAGATACAGCTACGCGCCAACAGCAATTACAGAAATGGCGAAGGTTGAAGTTCTTTTGGAATAATATTTCTAATGTTTGGTATGATTCAGTAGCACATGATTGGCGTATTTGGAATGCTGATAATTTAAATGGTGATGGTGATTCTGACCAACAATATTATGACCAGCGTATTAATATTTTTCGTGCATATCTAGAAAGTATATTTGCTGCAATAAGTGTATTAGTTCCACCAGTTAAAGCTTATCCAGATGATGCAGAAAATTCAGATGATTTAGAAACTGCAAAAGCTGGAGATAAAATTGCAGCTATATTATACAGACATAATGAAGCTCCAATGTTATGGCTTCATAATCTTTTCGTTTGGGGAACTGAAGGTCTAGTTTGTGGTTATAACTATACCAAACATGATAAGGAATATGGAACTTATAAAGTAGATGAGTATGAAGAAGATTTAATTACTCATGACGTAACTTCTTGCCCCTCATGTGGATTTGAAATTGATGATACACTTGTAACTCCTGAACAATTACAGATGGAGGAGTTGCAAGCTCAGATGCAATCTCCTATGCCTAATGAAGGTATGGGACAAGAACAAGAATTAATGCCTGAAATTCCACAAATGCAAGATGATATGATGGCAATGGAAGGGACTGATATATGCCCATCATGTCAGCAAATCATTACTCCACAAATTGAACGAGTTAATGAAATTATTCCTAGACTTGTAGGTAGTGTTAATGAGCCTAAGGGTCGTGTATGTCTTGAATCATACGGTGGGTTAAATGTTAAGACTCCTTTGTATGCACGTAAACAGAGTGAAGTCTTATATTTATTCTACATGTTTGAGGAACATTACGCTCAGTCAATTCAGAAATATCCAAAATTACATGAAAAATTAGGTAAACAATATTCAGGTAATCAATCTGGTTCTTTTGATAGTTATGAGCAATGGGCTAGATTAAATACTGAATATCGTGGTGAATACCCTGTCAATTGTGTAACTAATAAAACTGTTTGGTTTAAAGTCGATGCTTACAATATTTTGAGCGATGAGCGAAGTAAACATTGGCATAAGAAATTTAAGAATGGTATTTCAGCAACATTCATTAATGACCTCTTTGCCTGTGCTAAAGAGGAAGCATTAGATGACCATTGGACATTAGAATATAACCCATTATCTGACTTTTTATCACATGACCCACTTGGTATGTTGTTAACTTCATGCCAGGAAATTACTAATGATTTGCTGTCATTAACTAAGCAGACAATTGAACATGGCGTCGGCCTTACATTTGTTGACCCACAAATTGTAGATTTAAATGCATATAGTAAAACAGAAGTTAATCCTGGTGCATTAATTCCTACTAAACCAATTAGTGGTTCGAAAAAGATTGCCGACGGATTTTTTGAAATTAAGACTGCTACTTTAAGTGGCGAAGTAATGCCATTTGGAGAGCAAGTACAAGGATTGGCGCAATTAGCATCTGGAGCAATGCCTGCTTTGTTTGGTCGTATGGATAGTGATACGGCCAGTCAAGACAGTATGTCTAAGAATCAGGCGCAGAGTAGACTTGGATTACAGTGGAAAACTAAATGTAATTGGTGGAAGAATTTTATTGGTAAAGCTATTCAAATGTATATCACAATCATTCAATATGATGAACGTGATGTACAAAAGCGTGATGATGGTTCATTTATAAACATTGTAATTAAGAAATCTGAATTAAATGGTAAGATTGGTAGAGTAGAATTAGAAGCTAATGAGAATCTACCTTTAAGCTGGTCACAGAAAAAAGATGTAATAATGCAGCTCTTACTGAGTCCTAATCCTAGCATTTTGCAAATGTTAATGCAGCCTGAAAATTTACCAGTATTAAGGGAGGCAATTGGGCTTGATAATTTCTTTATACCCGGTGCGGACGATGTAGATAAACAATGGGCTGAGATTAAACAACTCATATCCTCTCAGCCCATTGAAACTGGTGATGCATTAATGCCTATGGCACCATCAATTGAAGTGGATGAATTATTTGATACCCATCCTATTCAATTTGAAATTTGTCGTAAATGGGCTGTTAGTGAAGTTGGGCAGTATTATAAGTATAATCATCCTGCTGAATATCAGAATGTATTATTGCATGCTAAGCAACATTTAGATGCAATGAATGCGGGTCAGCCAATGAATGAAGAAGGTAATCCTGAAGAAAAGGGGCAACCAAATCAGGAAAAGCCACAATTAAACAATAAGGATGCCCCAATTACTGGAGATGTAGATGTTCCACTTGCTCAATAATTCATTGTTAATGAGTCCTGAAGATTCTGGTGTAGGAACTGGAAGTCCAGAATTAACAGCCGATGATATTCTTAGTAAATTAAATGAATCTGGAACTGATGATGAACATCTACCAGAAGGTGATGAAACACCTGAACCTAAGAAAGAAATTAAAGAAGAAGTTAAAGACGATGAAGATGAAAATAAGGAAGAAATAGACGAATTAAAAGAATTAGAAGAAGAATTAAAAGAACCAACTGATGATGATTTAGAATTAAAAACTCCAGTTAATCGTCGTCAATTGAAGGCTGATTATCCCGATATTTTTAAAAAGCATCCTGGTCTTGAAAGCACTATTTATCGGGAACGAGCTTATACAGAATTATTACCTACTATTAATGACGCTAAAGAAGCATTAGCAAGTATTCAGACATTAGAAAGATTTGAATCAGAGTTAGGCGAAGGAAATACAAGTAATGTAATGAAAGCTGTTAAGGATGAAAGTCCTAAGGCTTTCTATAAAATTGTTGATAATTACATGGAGAATTTAGCGCAGGTAGATGAAGGCGCATTCCATCATGT